TCTCAAACGTTACCTTCAGTCACTACTCGAGGGCAAAGATTTCACACCTCGATCCTGGCTTTACGATGGTTACGCAGGACCAAAACTTGAGCCAGATCAAGTTCTGGCAAAGTGGAAAACAATTCTTTCGTCCTTAGAGAAAGGTTCAGCTTTCGAGAAGGAAGTGTTCCAGTTCGACACTTCGGCTGAAGCGAAGTGGGGACCCCAAGGCGGAGTGCCACCCATATCTGAAATAATGGACGAGATTGTTTTGCCAACATTTGGAGCATCCTCCGCTCCAAAGGCGTTCGGTACGTCAGAGTGGGAGCAAGCAAAACTAGCTGTGCACAAGCAGCTAGATGCGCACCATATTTATGGACTTCGTCCGGCGTCGTATAGCAGAGTACTTGACGATATGCGGGCTCGAGATACTTTAGAGTCAAATTCCGGATGGCCCTTGTTTACACGCAGAAACAAGCCGGAAGTCAAGCAACAGGCAGTGGAAGCTGCTGAGAATGGGCTATGGAAAACGTATCCTGCCATAGCGATCTTAAGTAATTAAAATCAAAAGACAAGATTGGTTTGGATGTTTCCAATGGCAACGAACTTGAAAGAAGGTTCATTCTTTCAGCCGTTGCAGTCAGCGATTATGAATTCCGACCTAGCAAAACATTTCTTTTCCCCGTGGACTGGGTTCGAACAAGTTCGAAGTCTGATTACCTCTACATATGATAAGGATGAGTACATCGCAGCCTCAGACTTCAGTTCAACGGATGCTCACTTTCATCTCGTCGCTTCGATGGAAGTTTGCGATGTAATTGAACAGTGTTTTGCTCCTAAGTTTAGAGCCGAACTTAGGGAATCATTAACATACATGCATCAAATTCCATTAATTGTTGGACCGGATAAGATGATAGAAGGTGAGCACGGAGTATCTTCAGGCTCTAATTGGACCAACTTCATCGAAACAATCTTTGATTGGATCCTGGCAGAATATGTGCGTATTAAAACACAAGGTAAGCATGAAGGCCTTTACGCAATTGGCGATGATATGTCATGGACGAGCCAACAGTTTGATGATGCCTTTTCCGAAACATTGGAGCAGTTCGGAAAAGATGTGGGACAAGAAATTAAAGCTGAGAAGACCACTAACGAGCCAGATAAAGTTAAGTCTCTCCAGCGCTTGTTTCAGCGTGGTTACAACCGACCAGACGGGACTACTCGCGGCGTTTACCCAACCATTCGCGCCTTGAAGTCGAGTGTGTACCCGGAGAGATTTCACAGATCGAAGGACTGGTCTAAAGACATGTTCTGTGCTAGACAGTTTATGATTCTTGAAAATTGTGTCGACCATCCTCTCTTTGAGGAATTCGTGAAATTTGTGTGTGAGGGTTCCAATTATTTAGTTCCATTCGCAAAACAATCTGACCCATCACTAGATCGAATTCAAAGGAAAGCAAAACTCTTGCCTGGACTCAACCCTACGTATAATCAGGAGAAAAGGGATTCGTCACTATCACAGTTTGCGAGCATAAGAGTTGCCCGCGAACTTTGACAAGGG